GTCGTCCTCCCCTGTGGAAGGGTCACTCAAACGTTTCTGCATCGTCGAAATCAGCGACGCGAACTGAACAAGGAATCTGGATATGATATTGTCGCGAGATTCGCCCTCCCGGTTGGCAAAAAAATCGACTTGAGCGGCGGTGACCCGGTCGCCTTCAAAAACCTTGGGGGACGACGCTCCGGCCATCTGGTCGAGCAAGGTGGTCAAAAAGTCGTCGAGCTTCAAAAAGGGTTCGACCCCGGAGTCAAGCTTTCGCTCGGAGATTAGGAAGCCTTGACCAATCAGCACAGCGTTGCCAACTACCGACATCTTAAACCGGCGGAGAGCTTTGTCATCTCCCTGAATGATGATTTTCCCGGCGAGATTCAGCCTGTCCACAACCTCGTTGCGCGAACGGTCGAGGATTCCCGCCAACGCGTAGAGCTCGCGACCAATCCCCTTGCTGCCGTGGAGCGTTCCGTTGCCCTGCTGGAAGGCGAAGAAGGCCAATGCGTCCGGCATACTGTCGTATTGGTCTTCGCTCGTGAAAAGTTCCGTGAAAGTCCGGTCCTGCAAGATGTAGTGAGATACTTTGCCGTCAATCTCCGCAGCCAGTAAATGCCAGACGGTAACAGTTCTGGCCCCGGCTTCGTGGGACAGTCCTACGTTCGACTCCCTAATCAAATCCTCGTAAATGCGGTCGGCATCCGAAAAAGAACTCCGGCGGTCGTCCGGCATCGCATTGTTGATGGCCTCGATGGTGTTTTTCAGGTTCCACCCCCGCGTTTCGGCGGCTTTCTTGTCTTCCACGAGAGAGAAAAGCTCGTGAATCAGGAAAGTCTCTTTCAGTGCGACCACTTGGGCCGCTTTTGGGCTCTGTTTCATCCCGGTGGGGCAGAAAAAGTGGTCTTGGCGAAAGAATTTCGGCATCCAGCTAAACTCGTCGAGCCACGCCGCCCCCGCAAAGCCGAAAAGGGCGTTTTCTTGAGCAATGTCGGCCACGAAGTTGCGCCAGTCGGGGTGGGAGCGGATTGTCGAGGTAATTTCCCGGCGAAAAGCCTCGGTCTTGGAGGCCGAACCGTCGATGTCCTCCGGCAGAGAGGAGTTTGTGAGGTATTTCACCCCGTCAATGGCCTGAACAAAGCGCGGAGCCACTTTGTCAATGAGTGTCGGCAGTGGTTTCGTCGTAAAATTGGATTTCCAAGCGAGCCCTTCGCTCTCCAAGGAGCTCCCTGAGTAAGGGCGCTCGCCGTTATATTTGGCCATGATGCGAGCGTTCTTCTTATTGCGCTCGCGACCGGCAAATTCAAGGGTGGTGATAATGTTCCGGGCCTGCTGGACATCTCGGATAGCCCGATTTCGCGGCTTGAGACTGGTAGAAAGGTCTGGCTGCGACACCGCGCCGTCAAATGCGCCGGTTGTGGAGGACTTTTCTTCGAGAGCTTTTTTTGGCATGTCAGTTAAGAGGTCTGAGGATTCTAACACTTGTCAACCTAAATCTCCCACTTACCAAGCGGGCACGTTTCGGAGGTGAGTTGGGTCTTCATTGAGAGGTAGCAAGTGCATTCGAGGCACCTGTTAGTTTCTACCTCGCGTCGGGGGCACTGTTTACACACCGCCTCCCGTGCGGCAAGGGTTTCGTTAGAGACGAGGAGGGCCTCTCCCTTCACCACGTTGACCACCACGCGGCCCATCGCAAGCGCCGCCGTCTTTATATCAGGGAGCACTCGCGAGCCTCCAGCAGTGCCCCGGGAGAGGGGAGGATGTCTCCGGGAGCAGGTTCAGGTGGACGGAGGTCTGGCAGTCCTCTCCGAGGATGCCGCACGGGTGTAATCCTTTGTGAACCGACCCTCCATCTCCAATCAAGACCTTCCGGCTCGACGCTACCGAAGCGATGCACCCCTCGCAGACCGTGGAAAGCGAGCGTTGCGCCGGGCACGTCGCGCAAATATCGGCACGGGCCTTCGCCACTTGCAGAGAGACTCGTTGGACCCCCAAGCGCCTCCCCTCCGCGAGCATGTGACCCAGCCAATTGAGCACCCTCGAATTGAGGGTATTCCCGCTCGGCTGAGGAACCGGTGGGAGAGGCTCTTGGTGGCAAAGCCCCGGATAGGAGGCGCAATGTTGGGCATCGACCTCGCGCTCTACGTCGCCGGGGGCCTTGCTGTTGCGGGTTCGGTAGGCGGCGATTGCCCGAAAAAGGTCGCGCCACGAGTCGCCGCGATGGAAAACACCGTCGGAATCCGTGAAGACGTATCCGCTCGGCGGGTAAAGGTTTCTGTTAAAGCTCATAAGTCGTCAAACTTGTTCGTAACGTCACATCTGCCAAGCTCCCACTCCCATTCGTCGTCGCGGTCCGGCTCCGTCGAGTTGTCGAGTGCCATTCCGGGAACCAGACCGCTCGCCTTCCGGGCCGCGTGTAAAAGGAGTGTCACCGCATCCGCATCGTCCGGAGATTTGTTGGAGTTACGGGTCTTATAGTCCGGCTTCCTCTCGACCTTCGACTTGCTCCCGGTCATCGAAAAGAGTCTGTTGGTAAGTTGTGGGGCGAGCTCGTCGGTTACCAGCCCCGGGGCAGCAAAGCAATACTGAAACTCGATGAATTTCTTTAGCGCGAACCAGAGCTCCGAATGCACCCGGTCATACAGGTCTTTGGCCGTGCCGGAATCCTCCGCCATTATCCGCGTCTCAGACGCCGCCTCGGAGAAATTGACTCCGAGCACCGGGCCGAAGTTATACTTGAGCAAATCGTACACTCCCTGTCCGTTGCCGGAACGGTCCACCGCCAGCCACTCCGGTGCAATCCCAAGCGAGCGACACATTCGGATAAGCTCTTTGTGCATCGCGATAGTGTCTCCGGGCGGCAAACTGAAAATCTGTTCAACCAAGAGCACGCTACGCGGGCGCTTCCGCCCCCGACCGTCGGAAAAGAATATAGATTCTCCCTCGGGGAATTCGAGAGACGGCGTCATCTTGACTCCGGAGGCAAGGCCGAACAGTCCCTTGGCCAGCTTCGCCGAGTCAGCGCCTTCAAGCGCGAGGTCGGCTCCACCGCAAGCCTTCGGCTGCTCAAACCAGAGCACTTCGGCCCTCCATCGGTTTAGCATCCCGGGCGGAATTACCGACATCGCAGCGCCCGTCGGCGGAAAACAGCCGCGTGCCATCGCCCAGTAGCCGGGGGAGCCTACGCCGCCGGAGTTCTGCGTGATGAGGTTGAAACCCTCAAGAGTCTGCAAGCCCTCGAAAATAGCTCTGCCCGTTTTTACATTCTCCGAGTAGAGCGCGTCTAGTCGGACCACCTTCCACCCGCGAGCGGAAACCCACTCGAAATGAGTGTCCGGGTCAAACGATTTCCACCCGAACGGCGGCTCGCAACGAATACCTACCGGGTCGTGGACGTTGGTGGGATTGAAGGCCCCGATGATTTTCAGCCCGTCTCCGTTTGTGTTCGACAGCAGGTTGTCGATGTCGCGCCAAATGCCGACCGGAATATTCGCAATCTCGTCCAGAAAAATGAACAGTCGGGAAAGCTTCCCAAACACAGGGTGGGGGATTTTACGCGGCGCTCTCTTTACTCCTTGCAACCGCCCCGCGGCCTTCTTTCCAATCGGCACCACGACCCCGGAAATCGAACTCTTGCGGTCGCGGGCGCTTAGTCCGATGAAAAGTTTCGAGACATGCCCCGGAAGCGGAATGCGGCTGTTCTTATGGAGCAAGACGAGGTGCGAGAAGAGGTTATCTTCAAGATGGTTTTCGGACGGCCCGAGAACCTTCACAGTTGTATATTCCGGGTCACGAATCCATTCGAGGAAGAGCCTGATGGCCGTAGAGAAACTCTTACTCGACGAACCAGAGCCCATGAGGAGAATATTGTTGTGAGTTTCAAAGGCCTTCCAAACCCTCTGAGTTGATTCCGGGCGCGGGTCGAACTGATTTTTCCCCCAAAGAAGCATCGCCGCCTCTTCCATCCCATCGTTATTCAGTAACCAATGGAGAAACGTGCTGAGAACATCCAGAGCGCGTTTTTCGTCCTTCTTGAAATCGACTTTGAGGTGCGAGAACTCTGCGACGAGTTTCGCTGCGCCAAAGCGGTCATCAACCGAGAGTAGTTCGGTGACGTCTT